TGAGGAAGTTAAACAAGATGATGAAGAGTCAAAGTATGGTAAATGTACTTATGAAAAAGATGGCAAGTGTGCCAAAGAAAAAGATTTAAAGATTTCAAGTGCTACTGATGCAAGTATCAGTTCATCCCAACAGGGTATGAGGCTTGGAGAACATGCTGTTACTTCTCTTGAGGAGTTAAAGGCATTTACAGAGAGAATAGAGGATCTAGCTCTTCTAAGAAACTCTGAAAAAAAGACACTTAGCTCAAAATCTACAGAGCTTATAGCTAAATATCTACAGGGAGTTAGTTCAATCTATAACAGATTGGATGATGCTCTTGCAGGTTATGGCTATGATCCTGTTAAAGATGATGAGTTATTCCTACAAGTTCAAAAGAACTTAATGGAAAATAATTAATAGAAAAGGAAACAATGGCAACATTAAAAGAACTAAGAGCTGAAAAAGCTCAAAAATCAGAAGATCTTGCTAAAGTATTTGATTCTGTGAAAGATATGTCTGAACTTTCTTCTGACCAAAAAGAAGAAATCAAGAGAAGAAATCAAGAATTAGCTGAACTTGGAGATTCAATTACTGAACTTCAAGAATTAGAGGGAATGAAATCCCAAAATTCTGATAACATTGAAGCTGCTAAAAAAGTTTCTGGAGTTCCTGTTTATGGAGAGCCAGAAGTAGAAGAAGCAAAATCTCTTGGACAACAATTCATAGATTCTAATGCTTACAAATCTTTTGTTGATTCTGGCATTAAGAACATACCTTTTGAGGCTAAAACTAATGTAACAACATCAGTTTGGACTAGAGATACAGTCTATCAGCAAGTTATACCTGCTATAGAGCCAAATCCTAATCCTGTTCTTGATTTAATTGACACAATCAATACAGATCAAACAACATATTATTTCTTGCAAGAAACTGCAACAAATAATGCAGCAGAAACTGCAGAAGCAGCAGCTGCACCAGAAGATGCTTTCAGCTATGCAGCTGTAACAGCACCTGTAAGAAAATTCATTACAACTCTACCTATAACAAGTGAGTTGCTTGAAGATCAAGCAGGAGCAAGAGCATATTTTGATGGAAGATTAGCTAACCATGTTATGCAAAGACTAGAACTTCAAGTAATTGGAGGAGATGGGGTTGCACCTAACATTAAAGGAATCCTTAATCAATCAGGGCTTAATACACTAACTTACTCAGCAGGATCATATCCTGCAACTGTAGGTGGTAAATTAAGAACTATTCTTGAGGGTATCAAAGATGTTGAAACTAATGGAAAGTTAGCTCCAGATGCAATAGTTATGAGTCCTGCTGCTTATGAAGCACTTGCAGGACAAGTTGATGGAAACAACAACTTCATGCTAGGTGCATCAGCATTTAGTGGATCTCCAACTATTTGGGGATTACCTGTAGTTAAATCATCACAAATTGGTGGAGCAGTATCTTCATCAGTTGATGTTTTAGTGGGTAAATTTGGAGGCTCTTTAGCAATCAACCATGTATTTAGAAGAGGAATGGAATTACAGATTTCAGACTCAGCTAAAGATGGGGATTTTGGTAAAGACATCCTTACAGTAAAAGCTTCTTTAAGATATGCTTTAGCTGTGTATAAGCCACAAGCTTTCACATCTATTGCAGATGTTGAATAATAAGTAAATAATGGATCAAAAAGCAGAGTTGAAATTTGTTTTAACTAATGAAATAGTAGGCTCTGCTTTCCATGAGGAGAAAGATTTAAATATGAAATATGTAGAAAAACTAGAAGAAAAAGTCTGGAAAGATAAAGCTACAGGAAAATTTGCTCAGGGTGTTGAATGTCCTTTTGAAAAAGGAACATTGATTGCAGGTTTAGGAGATATGATTCCTGATGTAGATTTAAAGAAAAAAGCTACTAAAAAGAAAGTAGAAAATAAAGCTGTAAAGCCATCAGAGGATAAGTAAATAAAAAATGCCTATTGCAATTCATACCTATGTGTCTGTTGATGAGTTAAAAGGTTGGTTGGGTATAACAGGATCAACACAAGATACAAACTTAACTTATGCACTAGAAGCAGCAACAAACTTAATTGATGAGTTTTGTGGTAGGGTTTTTTATGTTCCCAAAGAATCAGGCACAGATGTTTTACAGACAAGATATTATGATTGTGAGTTTTCTGATTTTGTAGTTGTTGATGACATTTCAACAACAACAGGACTTGTTGTTCAGACACTACATTCAGATGGAACAGTAGATCAAACATTAACTATTAATGATGATTTTTACTTATATCCATTAAATTCTTTTGAGCAACAACCTAGTATGCCTGCAGATAAAATATTTATGAACATTGAGGGAAGTGGAAAGATACTTCCTACTAATCATTTAAGAGGACTAAAGATTCAGGCTTACTTTGGTTTTCCAACACAGGGAGAGGGTAATAATCATCAACCTCCTGCAGTAACTCAAGCCTGTTTGATACAAGCCTCAAGATTTTGGCAAAGAAAGAATAGTCCAATGGGTTTTAGTGGTAATCCAGAAACTGGACAAGCTCCAGTTGTATTCTTAACAAGTCTTGATCCAGATGTAAAAACAATTCTTAAACATTACAAGAAATCAACAACAACTCTTGCTTCTGGTAGACCATACACAGGTAATACTGCAATTAGTCAAAACAGACAATATGGACTGTGAAACTAACACTAAATGGAGCTTTAGACTTATCTAAGGCAATAAATTCACAAACAATTTGGAATAAAAGAAGTAATGATTTCTTTAATAAACTTGCACTAGAACTTAAAGAGGATTCTCTTAATGCTTTAGAAAATCAGCCATCTCCTAGATCACAAGCAGGTAGAGGCAATAAAAACACAGGTAACACTAGGAGAAGTGTGTTTACTGCTAAATTAGGTAACACTAACAGGCTAAGGATGTCAGAGGGCTTTAAATTAGCCTCTAATAGCCCTACAGCCCCTTTTATACATGGTACACCAATCTATAGAGGATTTAGTCCAGTAAAAAGAACAAAGCCTTTCTTTCCACCTTACAAAGAGGGATCTAGTCTTGCTAAGTGGGCTAAGAGAGGTACACCTAAATTAAATCCATTCTTAGTTGCTAGAGCAATATCTAAGAGAGGGTTAAAGATGAAGCCTTTTATTGGTGGTGTTGTATATGAAAAACAAAAAGAAATAAAAGCAGGAGCAGAGGATATGTTAGAATCTATAGCAAGAGATATAGCTAGGAGTGTAAAATAATGGCTACTTTGACAGCAATTAGAGATGGCTTAAAAACTAATTTAGAAACAATAACAGGACTTACTGCTTATGAGTATGTCCCAGACTTTATAGATCCACCTATAGCATTAGTAGCTCCATTAAATAGTTTAAACTATGATTCAACAATGGCTAGAGGCTCAGATACCTATGAGATACCTGTAGTGGTGTATATATCAAGAGTAGATGCTCAGACTGCACAAGATGGTGTAGATGCTTATTTAGCTTCATCTGGTGCAACCTCAGTCAAGGCAGCTATTGAAAGTGATCCTACTTTGGGTGGTGCTGCTATGTCTGTTAGAGTTATAAGTGCAACAGATTATGGAGAGTATGAAGTAACACAGGGAACTAGCTTTCTTGGTGTAACATTCAATATAGAGGTAATAGCATAATGAAAATAAAAATATTAATTGGAAGTAACTATCCAGATAAGGATGGTAAAGAAATAAGGTGTGAAGCAGGAGAAATCTGTGAAGTACCAGAGAAGATTGCTAAAAGTTTGATAAAGAATAAAGCTGCAGTAAAATTTGATAGTAAAATGGCTAAAGAGGAAGAGGAATAATGCCTACATTTAATCATGGTAAAAATGCTGTTGTACTATTAGATGATACAAATCTATCTACAACTTTAACTGATGCAAGTGTATCTTTAACAGCAGATGTAGCTGAAACTTCAACATTTACAGCAAGTTCTAAAACTTATGTTTCTGGATTAAAAGATGGAACAGCTACTCTTTCAGGTTATTTTGAGAGTTCAAGTCCAGATGCAGATGCAGAGTTTTTATCCCAATTAGGTAGTTCAGGTAGTGCTTTTACTATTGCTCCTATTGGGCATACAAGAGGAAATCCAACTGAGTTTGGTAATGTCATTGAAACTT